GTGAGAACATAATATACAGAACGCGCGCGTCACCCTTTGCAACCTTCTGAAAATCAAGGCTTTTTGACTGCGCGAGACCTGGTGCCAGTAGCAGTACGAGCGCGACCGCCGTAGCGACCGTGCTTAGCCTGTCCAACGTGGTCCTCCACATTGCCTTCTCGGCCTTTGTTGTCGCCATCTCCGCGTGGATCTCGGCCACCCATAGCGGGGCGTCAAGCTCTGCCATCTCGCACAGTTCCGCGATCTTCTCGTCGCTGATGTGGTAGCGGTCCTGTCTCCAGCCGCTCACCAGTGCGCGGGTCACATGCAGGCGCTTCGCAAGCGCACTATCCGACTCGACCTTGCACACTAAGCGAACAGTGTCAAGCAATTTATTTACGGCCTGCATGTATAGGTGTCCTTGACAGTGCGTGTACAGGAGGACTATACAGACGTCCGTGTCTAGCGTGGCTATACACACCGCCAGTTGCCACCCCAAGGGCGCTGGCGGGTTTCTTGGGGTCTTGGGGTAGGGGAAACGCGGAATGGATCACCCGCTCGTCATCATCGCGCTGTGCGCGCTCTGCATCGGTGCCGGCATTGCCCGCATCGGTGCATGGATCATCGACCGCCGCGAACAGCAGCAGACGCAGCTGATTCACGAGCAGGTTTACGCCGCCTGCGCAATCGCCCAGGCACGCGCGGATCTTGCCTCCACCGGCTGGACTGCGCATCACGAATCCCTCTATCAGGCCGAGATCGAAGCATCGCGCCGTGGCGACTTCATCGCCGCCGCTCGCTTCGCTGAGCAGCAGGAGGCCGCCCGTGCATAAGCCCATGCGCGCCCTTGTTGCCTGCGAGTACTCCGGCCGGGTTCGCGATGCGTTGCGTAGCCGCGGCGTCGATGCCATGTCCTGTGATCTGCTGCCCACCGAGGTGCCCGGTCCGCACTACCAGGGCGACGTGCGCGATGTGCTGCATGACGGCTGGGATCTGCTGATTGCGCACCCGCCGTGCACCCATCTTGCCGTTTCCGGCGCTCGCTGGTTCAAGCACAAGCGGCAGGAGCAGGCTGACGCCCTGGACTTCGTGCGTCTGCTGCTCAATGCGCCTATCCCGCGAATCGCGTTGGAACAGCCGATTTCCATTGTTGCCAGCCGCATTGCTCCGACGTCTCAGGTCATCCACCCGTGGCAGTTCGGGCATGGCGAGCGCAAGACGACCTGCCTGTGGCTGATCAACCTCCCTCACCTGGTACCCACCAACATCGTTGAGGGTCGCGAGGAGCGCGTGCATCGCATGGCGCCCGGCCCGGATCGCTGGAAAGAGCGTTTCCGCACCTTCCAGGGCATCGCCGATGCGATGGCTGAGCAGTGGAGCAATGTCGATCAGCTCCCCTTGATGCTGCCTTTGGCGGTGTCGAATGGCTGATTTCTCTTTCTGGCATTTGGCCTGCTGCGCCGGTTTCGGCTTGTTCTTCGTCGTATGCGTCATCCGTGTGTGGGAGGTCCTTCTCGATGTCCTCTGATCGCGCTCGCTTCCGCATGGCCCTCGGCGGCGGGGCAGGGGGCTTTTCCCCGGTTTCGCCCGGTGAAAAGGGTGCTGCCGCAGCGGCGGCAGCGGCGGGAATTGGCCCTGGGAGTAACACGGGCCAAAAGTGTCAGCAAGACGCAATCATCGACTACCTGACGCTTGTGGTCCCGTTCTCTGCCCTGGAACAAGTGAACTGCAAGAAGCTCGACCTTCTGCTGTTCCGCATTTTCGGTTTCCGCGGTGAAGTCGTTGCCGGTGCGATTCGCGACAAGCACTGGAATTTCTACGAGCAGTCCGCAGTGCTGATCGACCGGGAAAACGAGGTTGTTGGCCGCGTCGGCATCGGCGGCAAACAGAATTCCGTCTGCCTCAGCATCACCGGCATGGGCTGCAAGTGGGTTCCCGATTGGAGCCGAGTGTTCAAGCAAGCATCCATGCTTGGCGGGAAGATCACCCGAGTTGACTGCGCTCACGATGACTACGAGGGCGAACGCCTCGACGTTCATGCGCTCCGCGAAGTCGCTGCCCAGGGTGGTTTTACCGAAGGTGGCTGCCCTCCGCGTCATCGTTTCATTTCTGACGAAGGTCACAACACCGGCTGCACGCTCTACGTCGGTGGCAAGGGCCACAAAGAGCTCTGCGTCTACGAAAAGGGCAAGGCCGAGGGTCTCCCTTCGTCGCGCTGGGTACGTGCTGAGGTCCGGCTGTACGGCAAGCACATGGAAATCCCGCTCGACGTGTTGCTTAACCCCGGTGCCTACTTGCGCGGTTCCTACAGCGCGCTCCAGGAGTTGATTGTCGGCGTGTGCACCAGGCTGCGCACGATCCGTAAGCACGTCGAAGTTTCCGCCGAGGCCATGGTTCTGTGGATGCAGCGCCAGGTCGGCCCGGCCCTCAGTGTTCTGCGCGGAGCATTCGGAGATTCATGGTCCGACTTCGCCGAAACCCGCATCGTCCGTGATGGTCACCCCGGACGTTTTCGCGGCATCGCCAAGGGTGACGCCCTCCATCGTTTCGTGAGAGAAGAACTATGCCCATCTGCACCGTGAAGAGCGCCGCTGTCGATGAACAGCGCAATGAAAAGCACGGCACCATCATCCGTTCCCAGATGGTTGGCCTTGACCTGGGCAACGGCTATGAACTGCCGTTCCGCGTTGGTCTCGGCCAGCGTCCGCCGTACACGCCCGGCCAGTACGACATTGATCCGAAGTCGTTCGCCCTGTCGCCCTACGGAGATCTGACGCTCAAGCGCTACGTCGACCTGATTCCGCTGCAGGCCAAGGCCGCTCCCGCAGCTGCGAAGCCGTAAGCCATGGCAGATCCGGCACCTGTCTACATCCAATCCTGTGCCGTGCAAAACATCGGCCCGGACGGTGTTTGCGCTGTGCCGGTCTGGATCGAAAAACCTCAGCCAGTCCTGCCACCGCTCACGCTGGCTGAGGGAACGCAAGTCGCATTCGCAATCGCGGCTTGCTGGGCACTGGGCGTCGTTTTCAGACAGTTCGCCCGTGTGTCTCGTGAGCGGTTCTAACCCAACCAAGAGATTACAGCCATGAAGATGAACAAGATCAGCAGCAACGTCGTTTCCTTCGCCCGCTCCACCGCTGGCAAGATCGCCACCGGCACCACCGCCCTGATTGCCACCGGCTCCGCGTTCGCGTCCGGCGGCGGCCCGGCTGAGGCCATTACCGCCGAAATCACCAACGGCAAGTCCAGCGTCAGCGGCATCCTCGTGGTGCTGGCCGGTGTCCTGGGCCTGTTCCTGCTGTGGTCGATGATCAAGCGCGCCAAGTAAGGCTGGACGGGTGTCATGCCCGCCATTCTTGCGGTGCTTGAGGTTCTGGTGGTTGCCGCCCAGGTCATCGGCGGCATCCTCTCCATCCTCGCCGCCATCAAAGGTCTGATGCACCTGTGGCGGATGATCAAACAGGCTAAGTAGGGGCGCACGTCGCCCCTACTTTTTTGGGGAAATCACATGGGCTATTTCGTAATCGTGGCCGTCTTGGGGGCGCTATGGCTGGCCTTCGATACCTGATCATTCTCTGTGTCATCTTTCTCGGTGCCGCGGCGCCTGCTCGCGTGCACGCGCAGTCTTCTTCCTGCAAAAACACTCCCAACTCTTGCGATCAAGGGATCGCCTACAGTCAGTGCGTTTCTGAAACCACCGCATTGGCTAAGCAGAACGGAGGCAACTACGGCAGGTTCAAGAACTGTGAGGTCAAGCAGACCTACGGTGTCTACAAGGGTTATCGTGGAACCTATCAGCTTGATACCTACCGAGACGGCAGGTGGTCAGACGTTCTTACCAACGACTTGTGGTGGTACCCGACCGGCAGTGAATGCTCAACGCGCGTCGACGGACAGGCCGGCATGGTCAATGGAACTCTGTATAGCGGCGGCGTCTGTGATAACGGCTGCAAGGTGCAGCCAAATTTCGACCCCGGTACTGATTACTCCATTAGAGAAAACGGCAACCCCAACGCCATTTCGATCAGGTCCGGAACGTGGAAAGCAACCGGTGCGGTCTGCACCGCCAACGATGCCCCGCCGCGACCTGAGAAGAAGGACGAATACTGCCATCAGGCCGCTGGCTACACGGTTTGTAAGTCTAAGGACAAGACCTGCGTCTCTACGGCTAGCGGGTTCCGTACGTGTGCAACAGACGCTTCAAACACGACCGGGCACACCGAGACTAATGCGCCTCGGACTGAAGCTGCCAGTATCGGCGCACCTAACACTCCTCCCAACGCGCCTACTAACCGTCCCGGCGAGAACTGGCAGCCCAGCGGAAACACCACCAACATCACCAACAACAACACCGGCAGCACTACCAACACCACGACCTATAACAACCAAGGCACCCCCAACGGAAACCAGCCGACACCCGGCGATGGTTCCGGCGCAGGGCAAGGCGGCAGCAACGGTAACGGCAATGGAAGCTCTGGTGAGGGCCAGGGTAGCGGCAACACGGGCAGCGGCGGCGGTGACTGTAGTAGCCCTCCTGTGACTGGCGGTGATCCGGTGCTCGGCATCATCGCTAAGCAGACGTGGGCCACCCGCTGCGCGGCCGAGAAGGCAAACGCTGCCAAGGTCACTGGCGACATTGGCGACTGCGCTGCCGCCTTCTCGGTTGAGGGCGACAGCGTTCAGGCTAATCAGCTTCGCGCCCAGCGCGCCCAGCTTTGCGCTGGCAAGCCCGGCCAAGGGCAGGGCAGCAGCGGTGACGTTCATCAGGGCGCTGAGGATGCAGAAGGCCCCGGCAAGTGGACGTGGAAGTTCGATGATGACCTGATCGACAAGACCGGTTTCGGCGGTGGCTCCTGCCCGCAGCTTGGAACTGTCGATTTCGGCCGCTTCGGTGCTGTGTCTCTGGACGGCCAGACGTGGTGGTGCCCCCTCGTTGCAGCCATGCGAGCAGTGATGCTGCTCCTTGGCATGTTCATTTCCTTCCGCATCGTTTTCGGAGATTGACCGATGTTCGGCATTGATATCTGGGAGTGGATCAAGCGCGGTGCCAACTTCCTCTGGACTGTCATGTTCGGCGGCGTCGGCCGAATCGTGAGTAAGGTCCTTAGCACCGCCGGTATCACGCTGGTTTCCATCAACCAGCTGTTGCCCCAGCTTAAGAGCGCGATCACGGACTATTTCAGCGGCTTGCCTGACTGGGCTCACAACTTCGTCGGCGCGGTCGGCTTCGACGTGTTCATGAGCATGGTGCTGTCCGCGCTGTCCGTGCGCTTCATGTTCAAGGTGATCCCCATGCCTACCGCTCAGGCTCAGCAACTCGGAGTGACCAAGGAATGATCTACTGGTACACGGGTCAGCCTGGACACGGCAAGACGCTCCACGCGATCGACCACGCCATTGATTTCCGCAACGAGGGCAGGCTTGTCTATGTCTGCAATGTGCGTGGCTTCAAGCACGACGAAGCGCGCATGCTTCCCATGACGCCGGAGCAATTCATCGATTGGCCCAATTCGTTGCCTGACGGTGCTGTGTGCGTCGTTGATGAGGCGTATGAGCACGGCATGCTGCCCAAGCGCCGCCCCGGATCGACTGTCCCCCATCACGTTGAGCAGCTGGCGAAGCACCGTCATCGCGGCCTCGATTTCATTTTCGTGAGCCAGTCGCCCGACCGTCAGTGCGATGACTTCGTGCAGGATCTAATCGAGCGGCACGTGCACGTGCGGCGTCGTTTCGGTCTTCCTTTCGCTCACCTCCGCACGTTCGACCGCTACGAGAAGAACCCTGAGAAGGGTCATCCCCTGATCCTCAAGCGCGTCAAGCTGCCGAAGCGGCCGATGGGGCTCTATGAGTCCACGGTGATGGACACCAGCGAGAAGGCCATCCCCTGGTATTACCCGGCAGCTGCTGCGTTGCTGCTTGCTGTCATCGGCGGCGCGTGGTGGTCCATGACGCGGGTGAAAGCCCAGCTATCGGGGGAGCTCGACACCGCATCAATAACGGCGTCGGCGCCGCAAGCGGCGGAGAACGGAGCGGGAGCGACGGTCGTAGCCGCGCCGCAAGCCGAACCCCCGGCAGCGTCACGGTCCAGCGACTACGTGGCATGGATGCAGCCCCGCGTTCAGGGCCAGCCGTGGACGGCTCCTGCCTACGACAGCCTCAGCATTCCCACCAATCAGCCGCCGCGTGTCTTCTGCATGGCATCCGGCGACGGCCTTGATGCCCTCGGAGAACGGCAGATCGGCGGCTGTCGCTGCATCACGGATCAGGCGACCACCTACGTCATGGATCAGGAGCAGTGCAGGGTGGTCGCTCGCAATGGGCAGTACGAACCCTTCCTCGACACCAACAAGGCCGAGGCGCGCCGCATGAACGACATGCAGCAGTCCGCCCACTATCAGGAGCAGGCCCGGCAAGAGCGTGATTCGGTGGCAGGCGGAACGATCAGCAAGGGCATCCGCTCGCTCGGCAGCTTTCCGGAGTCTCCGGAGTACACCAGCACCACCAGCGTGACGCCCCCAACCACGAGGCAGCTGTGATGACCAGTAGCGCACGCGAGTTGCTTAAATGGATTGCCGTTGTCTTCATGACCTGCGACCACGTAGCGAAGATCATCTGCGGTGGGTATGTGCCAGGTCTCAGCGAAGCGGGCAGGGTGGCAATGCCGTTGTTCGCACTGGTGATGGCGTACAACCTCGCGCAGCCCGAAGCTGACGTTGCCAAGTCCGTTCGCCGCCTGTTCCTGTGGGGCCTTTTTGCTCAGCCTGTGCACGCGCTGGCGTTTGGCTACTGGTTGCCGCTCAACATCCTGCTCACCTTTGCGCTTTCAGCCGCTGTCATTTTCGCCGCCGTCCATCGCAACTGGATCGCCCTGGCATTCGCTGCGGTGGTGCTGCCGGCGTTCGTGGACTATCAGTGGGCCGGCGTGGGGTTTGTGCTGCTTGCGTGGCTGTGGTTCCGTGGCGGTCCGCATATCGCAGTGGTCGCCGCGTTCGCCGCCATCTGCTGGTTCAACGGCAACCTGTGGGCCTTGGCCGCCATCCCTGTGGCGCTGATGCTAGCCCGGTCGACCGCACCTGTACCGAGAACGCGGTGGGCGTTTTACGGGTACTACGTGGGCCATTTGGCGCTGCTGGCTGCGTTCGCGGCGTTCGCGGGGGTGTAGGGGCTGCGCCCCTACGGCAAACGCCTCACACGCGTCCTCAGCGCTTAGGCCCACGTATCGGGAGGACCCCAGTGGCAGGATCGGCGCTGGGGCCAGCCATCGCCCCGGTAGACCGCTTCGCGCGGTCCTTGATGACCTCGGCAAGGTCGACCACCTCCGCAGGCTGTGTAGGCAGCTTCCGGCGCGTTCTGGCGGCATCCATCATCCGTTGCCATTCCTGCGCTCGCGCGGCCAGCAGGGACAGCCAGGCCAGATCCTCGGGGCGAAGTTCTCGGCCCTCTGGCGTCACCAATCGATCACCCTTAAAAGCAAAACCGGCCCAAGGGCCGGTCAGCTGTCTATCACGCATGCTGCCTCCGATGCAGTGGGGGCAAGGCAGACTGTCTCAGCTGGTGAGACAGCCACGCCAAGATGCGTGAGAACATAATATACAGGTCGGGAGGCTGACGATCCTGAGGCATCCCATCTGGATGGGAACATAATATACATTATGCGAAGTGCTGTATCGGGCGGTGGCGGCGTTCGTGTCCTCGGCGTGGCAATGGCTGAGCCTCTGGCTCGGCTCTTGCCTGCCGGATCGTTCCCCCGACAAGGACGAACTTGCAGCGTGATGGAATTCGACCCGTACAACCGCACTGAGCTAACCGGCCCATGGGCCGGTTTTGCTTTCCTAGGCAACCGCTTGATCACTCCCGAAGGTCGCGAGCTGCTGCCCGAGGATCTGGCCTGGCTGTCGCTCACCGCCTGCCAAGCGCAGGAATGGCGGCGGATGATGGATGAGCTTCGCCGCGGCGATCCTCGATCGGGGCGCCCCGAATTGCCTTGCAGCAGTAAGGCTGCGGGAAACAGCATTCCTGCAGTCGGCGAGAACGTGATCGACGTGGCCACCCTGATGGCCCGGCGCCAGCGGAGGTTGTCCAGGGTGATGGCTGGCGCCAGCGCCGACCCTCCCATGGCAGCAGACACGAAAACGGGGCCGAAGCCCCGTGCGCGCGGGTGAGGCGTTGACCGTAGGGGCCCTGCCCCTACACCCCGAATCCTACTGTTGCGGGCGTTGGGGTTTACCTTTGCAGGGCACAGACCGTCAATCGCCAAACGATAGGACTGTGGTTTGGGTGTTGATGATGGTTTTGAGGGGGTAGCCGGTGATCTTTCGCAATGCCAATCTCATCACCGCAGTTCTCGCATCGATAAATGCCCGGATTACTGGCCAATTCACCCGGTCGATGCAGGTGATCGAACGCCTGGTGCGGGTTATGCACAAGTGTGTCAGCGTACTTATATGCAGCCATGGATTATTCCTATTCGGGCGCAGGAAGGCGCAGAACTAAGGTCGTCCAAATAATTTCCTATGTCAACCACGATAAATATACGAGGTATTACGTCACAGTTTTGCTAAACAAGGTGCTAACTAGTTGCCGCTATACCGATTTTGCACTGACTCGGGAAATGTCCCCATGGGACGCAAACCAACGCGGACGATAGCGCCACCGCTGTTGGAGGGCTGGACCGCGCCAGTGCCGCCCCCGGCCCCACTCGCTACGCTCGCAGTGCCAGGGGCAGCACCATCACGGTCCAGTCGATACAAGGTAGGCTCAACTTCGCGTCGAGGCGCTTCCCGCGGCCACGCCGTTGCGACGGCCTCAAACTCACCAGCGGTTAGGCGTGCGCCGTACACGAAAAGCTTGACGCGATAGCCCATAGCAATCAGGGCATCGAAGGTCAGTTGATCGACCGTGTTTCCCGAGGAATCCACCCACTCGACCATGCCGACGACACGATCACCGATTTGGCCGCTCAACGCGAGGCGGATGCGGTTTGCGTTGGTCATCGCGGCAACATAGCGCTGCTCGACGGTCATGCCGGCGAGCTTATCCGGTGGTGGATCCTTAGACGGCGATGCAGCTGTGGTCACAGGCTTCATGGCACCCTGCCCTGGCGTCGCCTTGGCACCGGCAGGCGCTGATACTGACGCAGGTGCACCCTCACCTTTCGCGCCCCTGATGAAGTACCCGGCGAACGCCCACACACCGAAGGCAAGCCCGATGACTGCAATGGCGATCTTCCACGCCAGCTGTTTCCAGATGTTGGTCCCGCCTTCCTCGTACACCTCGGTGTTGTCTGCACCCACTGCATAGCCGTGATAGAGCGGATAGATCTCCGGTTCGTACTTGAGCGTCTTGCCGCCCACATGCTCAAACTTGCCGGGGCTGGTGGTGTGGTAATACGTTACGCGATATCGATTCTTCAGGCCTACAGCAGTGAGCTTCTGAAATACGTTCTTGCGCTCAATGCGTGCCCGCACGGCCTGATGCACGCGATTGATCCACTGCGTCATGATCAGCACGTCGCCGCCGTTCTGGCCGATCAGCGCAAAGAAGTTTTCCACGGCCTCCGGCAGTGCATTGCGCTGGGCGACATAGAACTCATGGACCTCGTCAATAACAACGAGCGCGTCCTTGTAGTTGTCAGGAATGCACCACTGCCCGCTGTCGGGGTCGCGGGTGCATGCGAAGGTGGCTGCGACGTCCTTGGTGTCTACCAGCGTGAGCAACGCATACACCTCGTCCACCGGCATTTTCAGGTATTCGGCGATGCGCTCATGGTTCAGGCCATTGAGGCGTGCGAATACCCTGCGTCCCTTCTTCAGAGTCGGCAGAATGTGGTTCTTGACAGCGTCATAGCTCTTGCCTGCACGCGGCACGCCTTCGTTGAAAACAAGCATGTCACCACTTCCCTAGCGTCAGAATTTTGCGGGTGATGAAGAACACGATGCCCAGGGCGATGACAGCCATGCACTCGGGGATCTTGAAGATGTTGACGAAGAAACCGATGGTCGGCCCTGCGTTGGCGAACAGCGTTCCGAGCTTGTACTGCGTCAGAAACTCGGGTACGGGCAACTTCTCAAAGGCCAACGCAATCAGGTCAAGCATCTTCTCGATGGCATACATCACCAGATCGCGGAAGAACAGCACGATGGCATCCCATAGGCGCTCAACCTGCCTGCGGATGAAGTCCGTAATGTCCTGCAACCATCCGGCGTGCATCGTCACGAAAGCAATGAAGTTGGTCATGTGAGTGCGATCTTCCCGGCTTGGAACGCGGCAAAGGCGAGAAGTAGCCAGCCCAGCAATTCAAGCAAGGCGAGGATCTCTGCGCGACAGAAAAAGTCGAACGTCATGGCGTCCCAAAACGCGCTTGCGGGCAGCGTGAACACCGGGCAGTACCCGCTGACACTGATCTCAAAAAAGCTCTTGGTCGCAGCGATGATCGGAGCGTTGCTCACGCGATCCGAAAAACGGTCGTAGAGCTTTTCGACGGTGTCGCCTTCAGCCTGATAGAGAGCGTCACCGTCAGATCCGGGCTGACCGGGATCATCGCCGTCTCCGTCGCCCTGGCCGGGACCGGGGCCTGTACCGGGACCCGTGCCACCGCCGTCGCCATCCCCGCCGCCGTCACCATCGCCGGGATCGGTGCCACCGTCACCGCCGCCGTCACCACCACCGGGGTTGGAACCGCCATCACCATCACCACCACCGTCACCCGGATTGTCGCCATCGCCGGGGCCGGTCTCGCCGCCAGTGCCGCCGCCATCGTCATCACCGCCCGGCGTTGCAGGCGTGGGTGCAGGAGCATCGCTATCGGTGCATGTGCCGCCAGTGGGAGAGAAGGAAAAACCTACGGCACCGGAAGGATCGAGCGAGCTTGTGTACATGCAACCCTGATGGCAGGCGTTGACACTGGCGGCTGTTGATCCGCCCTCCCAACCAAGTTCCTCGGGCCGGGCTGAACACTTTTTTTCTTTGCCGAACCACCACAGGTCAGGCGTCAACACATCCGACCACCGTCCATCGCGATAGTTATCAAGCTGATACGTACCGCGATGCCCGAGATAGTCACCATAGGTCTGCCTGACCTCACATTTGGAAAAGCGGCCATAATTGCCGCTCTTCGCTGCCAACTCGGTTGTGGACGACACGCACTCAGCGTAGGCGGTTCCCTCATCACAGCTGTTGGGCGTGTTCTTACAGGACTGCGCCCATGCCATGGCAGGTATAGCAGACAGAACGCAAGCGAGAAGGCCGAGACGCAAGGGGTTCATCGGTCCATGCCCATGCACACGGCAATGCCGCAGAGAGCGCTGATAAATCCAGCGAAGAGGCAGAAGATCACTTGACGCCTCGCATGAGGAACAGCTTGGCGACCTTCGGACCGGCCCACAGTCCGAATCGCAGCTGGGCGACCACTGCCAGACCGCCCAGGACGGCCAGCACGATCATGCCGACCTGGAGCCCATCGATGATGCTGGAAAAGTCCATATCGCTCTCCTGAAATAGAAAGGGGAGGCATCGCCTCCCCTACCCCACAACAGTTCGGCTTACGACTTGCCGAACAGGCCTGCGACCTTGCGACCGCCCCACACCGAGAAGCCCACAACGGCGATCAGGGTGAAGCCGCCAGCGACGGCGGTCAGGGCGGTTGCAACCGACAGGCCGGTCAGGATCGAATCGAAGTCCATGTAAATCCCCTTTCATTGGTTGAGTGGCGGCCTACGATTTGTCGAACACTGCTGCAACACGGCCACCGATATGCGCAGCGAGATACAGGAAGAGAATCAGGGCGAACGGGCCACTAGCCCACCCTGCGAGTGCTTCTTTGTCCGGCACCTTGAACGCATCTGCGAACATGGCGACAGACGCCGCCTCTGCGCTGCTCATGAGCACGTAGCCGGTGCACTGATCGACCGGTTGACCGGTAGGGATCAACGTGCCGTCTTCCGCGAGAGCAACGCAGAGGCTCATGGGTTAGCCTGCGCCGGAACGCGCGGTGCGGCCTTGGCGGGCTGACGCAGGATGGTGAACTTGCTGAGGTTGATGACGCCCTTGTTGACGGTAATCATCGACTCGATATCGAGCTCGTATTCACCCTCGGGGTAACCCGGCTGGCCCTTGTCCAGGCGCACATCGAGCGGGTAGGCAAAGCCACCGGCCTCCAGCTTGGCTTTCTGCTTGCGGGTGGTGAACTCCACCATTTCACCGGCATCGTTCTTGAAGCTGCCGCCGCGCTCATCGATATCGCTCTTCAGGACAGTGACTTTCATGCTCATGCTGTTACCCCTTGTTGGGTTAGTTGTACGGCCGCGATTTCGGGCCAGTGCGCTGCTGTATCCCCTGTTGCCCACCCCGGCAGCTTTGGCGAGGTGCAGGATTCGATGACTGCCTTCAACGCCTCGGCGTCAGGGCAGTGCTGAACAATGAAACGGAGGGTCGCGCCGTACTGGCGGCGCAGATGACGGCGTGCGCTCTTCCATGTGGCATCGACGGCCGCTTTCGTAATTTCCAGCCGCGTGGCGACGCAGCGCAGAAAGGACAGGACCGGGTAGGCACCGAGTAGGTAGCTGGCCGGATCGCGCAGAATGTCGAGCGACAGTTCCTTGCGGTTGGAGTTGCGGAACTGGGCCTCATAGCGCACCCATGGCGAACTCTTGTCGCCCTGCTCCCTACCCTTCTCATAGACGCGCAGCTGCTTTTCGGACTTCTTGCCGCCCACGTAGAAGGTCTTGCCGTCACCGCTGTCGTAGTCGTCCACCAACTGCGCTTTGGGGCGCTGACCACGGTTGTCGAACTCGCCCTGGTCGTACCACTTCTGCGCAAGGCGAAGCGGGAACTGACCGAGAAGGTCATCGGCGCACACGTCTGCACGGGTCAACCTTCCAGCGCAGCTTTCGAGCTTCGCTCGAAGCTCCAGCCACCGCTGCGCATGGCCGCAGCGCGCTGCGCTCATGGCCTTGCAGCCATCACCAGTCAATTCAAGGCGAGCGGTATAAGCCCCATCAGCGCGGCGGCATTCTTCGCCGCCGAGTTCGATCATGCCGACGAACTTCTTAGCCTTGTCGATGATCTTGACGCGCCACGTGTAGAACCGGCCGCCGCCTATAGTTTCATCGAGTTCAAGGCCGAGGCCAGCGAAGAAGAAACAGAACATCTGGAGGGCCACCGCACGGGCGTTTTCCGCGCTGTAGTCGATCCACTGGCGAACGTCCTCGTAGGAATCCCCATCACGAAACGCGAGTTCGTTGAGGACCGCGAACATATCGACGGAAGCGGAGAACCAGTCAATGCCGACCGTCAGGGTGCCCGTCTCGTTCCTGAATTCACTGACTCCCCTGTTAGACGAGGGGAGTCCCGACCCGTCCAGCACCGCGCGATCACCGGCCATTGCGGAAGCCCACGACGAAGCCGGTAACGGCGCAAAAGGTTGCGGGCAGGAACCAGGCACTGATGTTGAACGACGCCGCCATGGCGGCGAAGCACGCGGAAGCGAGAAACCACTTAGCCATTGATGGCCTCCTGCTGCTCGGCGTAGCGGGCAGCGGCCAGCAGATCACCGCGCTTCGTGGCGGCAATCTCAAGCTGAGCGAGCATGACGACCTGGGCTTCTGCCGTAGGCTTGGGCGCGGTGGCCGCGATCAGTTCGCGGGCCTTGCGCGGGAAAGTGGCGACGCCGTATGCGATGGCGATGCACGCACCGACAAGCACGAATGCGATCAAGGGGTCGATCACTTGATCACCCCGCCCTTACGGCGCTTGTAGTCGGCACGGATCACGGCAACCGCGATCACCAGCAGCAGGCCACCGGCCATGATCTGCAGCAAGTCTTCCATGGTGTATCCCCTACCCCAAGACCCCAAGAGAACCCGCCTGCCGACTTGGGGAGCGACCGGCGGGTGCAATCCAAGGCCCTTGGATCGCAGGCGTGATTCAATACCCTTGAATTCAAAAAATCAAGGGCCTTGGATCAAATGGACGTCAATACCCTGCTCGACCAGGCGAAAGAGGCGTGCGGAGTGAGCTACGACAAGGACTTAGCGCCACGGCTTGGCGTGCGACCGTCCGCGATCAGCAATTACCGCAAGGGCGTTTCGCACCCCGACGCGGTGGTTTGCGCAACTCTCGCCGGGCTAACAGGGGTTCCGCTTGCGCGCGTTCTCGGCGTGATTGGAGAGGCGCGTGCGATCAGTCGTGAGGAGAAGGCGGTCTGGAGGAAGTTGGCTGCGACCGCAATGGCTCTATGCTTTGCGGTCGGTCTCGCCCTCCCGCAGAGAGTTCAGGCGGCGATTACCGGCCTTGATAAGTCCACAGGCTATACATTATGCGAAATACAGTGTTCGGCCCCTTGTGCTTCTTCGCCTTTCTGGTGCAGATGTCACAGCTGTACGTTGGCAGACAATCTTGGGTTGCTGCAGACCAGAGCAGACACTTCCGGCCGCTTGTTGTCTGGTCGTACAAAGTACCGCCATTGGGTTGCTTCATTGCCAGAGACAAACCGCCATGACGCCTCATTGACTCTGCAGTTCGTCGTCGATCACGTACAGCGCCGCTCAACCGACGGCGAATTGGCATGGGAACTGCCACCAGCCGTCGACCGGGCCTTGGTGACCCCCGGGCTTAAGGCCAAACTTGGCCCCTGGACCTTGGCCACAGTGCGCCATCGCGTTGCCGTGCTATCCACCGCGCACCGACTCAAGCAAGTGACCAATCCCTGCGAGCAGCCGGCGATCCGCACCGTGCTCAGTCGCGCGGCGCGGGCCGCAGTCAAGCGCGGTGAGCGCCCACGCAAGAAGACTGCGATCACCCTAGCCGAGCTGGAGGCCATGTTGGCCACCTGCGACGATAGCCTGGAGGAAATTCGGGATCGCGCCCTACTCTGCTTCGGTTTTGCCAGTGGCGGGCGCCGGCGCAGCGAGATCGCGGCCGCCGATCTTCGCGACCTGCGTCGGATTGGCGAGGCGGGCTATATCTACCGGCTGGAGCACAGCAAGACGCAGCAAGCCGGCGTCACGGCCACGTCGACACCGGATAAGCCGGTGCTCGATCGGGCCGCCCTCGCCCTTCAGGACTGGCTGGATGCCTCAGGTCTCACCGAGGGAGCTATCCTCCGTCGGCTGTGGAAGCAGCGGATAGGCCCTGCCCTGTTCCCGGCTGCCGTGGGTGAGATCGTGCAGCGGCGGGCGCGCCTGGCCGGCCTGGAGGGGGATTTTGGCGGGCACAGCCTGCGGTCGGGGTTCGTGACCGAGGCTAGCCGGCAAGGCGTGGCGTTGCCAGCCATTATGCAGCTGACTGAGCACCGGTCTGTATCGAGCGTGGTGGGATACTTCCAGGCAGGCAGCGCGCCTGCTAATCCGGCTGCTCGTCTACTCGAAGATGTATGAGACGCCCCTGGGGGTGGGTGATTGTTGGTGCCAGTCGCGATCGCAGCTCTTAGCTGCGCAAGCTTGATCTATTAATCCGTCGTATTGCCATCGGAGCCAACTAGCTCTTCGAACTTGGCGCCGAATCCTCCGGCCATCAACTGATATGTTGTGTTCGCATGGAGTCGGGCTGTCTCGTCGATGCTGAGGAGGTCGATCCGCCCATTAGGCAATTTCCGCACCTGCAGCAGCGAATCCGGGCCGCGCAGGCCCTGCGCAAAATGCATCTTTCCCAGGCGCAGCTGCTCGCGAAGAGCGTTCATGCGTTCTTCGAAATCGACACGCGTCATGGGTGGGGACATGGGGCTGATGTTTCGGGGCATGTGCCTCAGTACCTCGTTAATGTGAGTATATGCCTTCCGCTGACGCGCAAGCTCCAAGCCAAGCGCCAACCCGTGGGTAGATTGAGCGCCGTGCGCGGCAAGGCAAGTAGCGCATTCTCGTAAGCGCGACTCTGAATTCGTTGCATCAAGGTCGCTGTACTGCCGTCCCGCCAGTGGTGCCGCACGCATGACGATGCATCTGCGCCGATGAGCGCGAGGAACTGTGGTGTCGCAATCGCGGGAGTCAGCGACCCGAACGTGGCTGCCACTGGAAGGACCCTGCCGCACACATCCGTCGCCTCGCTCTCTGGAAAAGTCGGCAGCTCTGTCGAATGAAATGTCGGATCGGAAATTGGGTTCGGACGCTGCGATTCTGGTGCAAACAGATGGGGAACTAACTCAACATGGACGAGCCTTTCGTTGATTTCCGCAATGCACTGCATGTGCAGGTACACAAGGTCGCGGTCCGATGGCTGGTAGGATTCCTCCTTTCCTGCAACCAGCGCGTCGATCAAGTGCGACGTGGGTCGCAGATCGACAGGCGGCTCAATCAGTGAGTCCGGGTTGCAGGTTCTCAGAATGAGGTCGGCTGCACGCAATCCCTCGAGCGACAGATTGGGGAAGATGGCAATGCACAATGCATGACGCACCTTGCATTCCCAGCGGTCTAGCAGGTTCATTTGCTCGCGGAAGCCTTGGGAGACGCATCTTTCCATGAGGTGACAGTCTTCGATGCTCAGAGGTGCGCAGGCGGTTGCAAGTGTCGCATTGAATCGCTCGACCGTTGCGGCGTCCAATAGCCCTAGCCCGTTCAATTCCTCCCAGACATCGTCTAGATGCTCGGGGACGTAGGTCGGCGGGGGCTGCGAGGGGTGTATGAAACGTGGCGTCCGCGAGTCACGCAACCTGGATTCTAAGGAACGCGCAAGTATGGCCGCGCTCTGCTCCCCTTCCTTTGCAGCCCGATCCGCCACGCGCAGGAGCGTCGCATACCGACTCGCGTGGGGGACATGATCCGGCAGGTTTCCCAGCTGTAGATGTGGGGTGATTCGCGACCACAGTCCCAGCGGGTTCTCTTTGGATAAAACATCTAGCGCGCCGGCCGCCACATCAGCCCTGTACCTAGGGTCGCACGAGATCATGAGCCGCACGACTGGCTGGAACCACCTGTCTTCTGTCCGCAGCAGCCAGAGCAGCATGGATGCGGCCGTGTCCCGTCGTTCCCAGCTGGGATGGTCCAGTGCCCAGAGCAGGAGTTCCAGCGCCGGCGGCGTATCGTTGTCCAGCGCGGCGTTTCCGAGGTAGGCAAAGGGCATGGTCGATGCTTCACCAACAATCAAGCCGACATGGTCAATTGCCACGCGTAGCATGTCGGCTTGTGCTTTGGCTGGCAATCCAGGGCTGGTCAAGTGGATCAGGTGAGAGGCTACTTGCCAGCGTTCTGTGTGCCGTTCCTTGATGGCCAGCTCGCCGTAGGCCCGCGCCAGCGCATCGCCGTCTGATATGAGGCCTTTTAGGGTGCGATCCGCTTCGCTGGCCGAGTGCAGGTGATTCCATACCGACCATCCGCCCTCCTGCAACTCCTTCAATGCACCAAGGCAGCACTTGATCGCCTCGGAGGAGTTACGTCGCTTGAGATGTGCCATCGACACCTCCAGCGTCCTCGCCGCGCTCTGAAGTGCGGACCTGCGCCCGAAGGTGCCCGGCATCAACATGCCGTCCTCGTCATCAGCTTCAACATCGGATCCGGCCTCTTCGCCGGCAACAGCGGGCTTCGCTGACGTTTCTCCATTCCTCTGGGTGGTGGCGGTACGACGACGCTGGACGCCAAAATTCGACTTGATTCTGTCAATCTGCTCTTCGGAAAATTCTTCCTCAATCTCGTCGAGTAGGGAGCCCAGCGCCGACAACGCCGCCGGCTCCACGGCCGATGCAAAAGATTGCAGCAAGAGCCATGCCCTTTCGCGGTTCATCGACAACGTCAGCCTTTTGATGCTGTCGCATGCCGATGTCAGCTCCGACGGAATATCTACTATCCGATTGATGATGTCGGCATAGGCCTGCCCCCAGTCATCCAAGTGGCGATCATCGCCATGTAGGTAGGTCTCCAGTAGCGCCCAGCGGATCCGCCAGCCAAGGGAATCGTCAATGTGCTTGACGAACTTCAGCATCGCCGCTTGCTCTTCGATTGCTCCGCCCGGGAACCGCATACCTACGAAAGGCGATACGCGGTCTAAGTCGCCCTCCGTTACCTGGTCGAGTAACTGTTGGTTCGTGCCGCACGCCTGATGCTGGAAGTACCTGACGGCATCAGCACCCATTCCTCTCCGGCACAATTCGCCGATAAACGTCCCCTTGTCGGCTCGCACGTAACGTCGAAATGTCATTTCACCGGTCGCACGCTCTAGATAGGCTGCGATCTGAGCGAGCGATGCGGGATCGACATCAGTGCCAGCGGGTAGTGCTGCGAGCGTTTCTGACATCAGCGAGAGTTGATCTTCCTTGTACCACCCTGGGCCCATCGAAACCGCAAGCACGGATCGATACGTGCGTAGAGCCTCTTCCGAAGCGCCCGTTCGTGCGAGCAGTGATACGATCTTCAGCAACTCGGGCACCAGTTCGTGCCGATTTTCGACGTTCTTCAACGTGTAGTCACGCCATGCGACCAAAGCATCGAATACCGTGTCCGCCAAGTCATCCAGTTCTTTGGCTCGAGTGAACGGCTCGATTATGTTCTCTAGTGCACGACGGAATCCCTCATTGTAGAGCCCGAGCTGCTCGCCGAACCCACGCTTCAGCAAGGCGAACAAAGCCTCGGCGCGCCCGTCGAAACAATCGATGTACAGTTGCGCAAGGTTTTGATAGAGCCAAGGCAGTACATGCTCAGGCATGAAATAACTGTCCTCCCAATCGATGCGTGATTTGAGTGTGAACTCGAACACGGGCAGTAGATTGGACTCAATGTCATTGCGGATTGAGTCGACTGCTGCGGCATTGTTGAGCCCGTGCGCACGGCGTGCGAGGCCGTCGTGGCAGGCCACTGACCGTGCGAGCGTGCCGAGGTAAGTCTCCCAGTTGCCAGAGTCGGGCAGCTCTGCAACAGGTAGCACCCGCTGCTGGCCGAGGAAATAGCTAGCGCGCTGTCGTCTATAGGCATCGTCGAACGCATCTCCATCTGTGAGCGCGCGGTTCTTGGCGCACAAAGGGATCTCGGTCGCATCGATGGGCATTTCGCCCGTGTATCGCGTGATGAACTCAACCGCTGCGCCGACCTCGATGAGGGCGTCAACCACGAAAAACGTCCGATCATCAGCAGGTAGTGTCCCGTCAAGCTTCTCCTCGAGGTCCGAGAGTAGAAGCCTCAAAGCGGGCTGCGGCAGCTTGATGCCGTACGTAAGACTGTATAGTCGGGCATGCACCAGGATGGCAATGAGCGGCCTGACTTGAGCATCGGCGGGCACGCCGTCGGGGATCGGAATCTTGCCGATAGGCCTGTAGGAGCCCGTCAAGCACAACGTGGCACCGAGCATGTCGCCAACAATGGACTGCATGATCTCTTGTTTGTGCTCATTAGGCAGTGAATCCCCCTGACTCATGACCAACTCATGAGCGCTCTGAAGCAGTTCCATGACTGGAGGATCATCCCCTGCACTTCTGGCGAGCACGCAGAGATGGATCCTTAGCTTCATCAAGAGTGTGAACTGCTCCCAGGTCATGCCGTCAGGTGTAAAGGCCTCCAGCAGTGCTTTCTCCACAGTCTGCAGTATCTGCCTGGCATCGTCGTTCTGGTCAGCTGCAATCAGGCGCTGCGCTACGGCAAAGGCTTCGTAGGGTTCTACGATCAGCGTGCGGTAGCGCAGGATGTGCCGCAGCGCTTGTTTGGTCTTACCCAATGAGACGAGGGCGTGGGCCACTGATTCCGCAGACTGCGCAAACAGCGTGTTGTAGCGGAACCTCAATCGCTGAGACAGCAGGAGTAGCCGTATGATCTGAGTGGCCGCACCTTCGACTGTCGCAGCGGCCAGTGCATCCTCGATATCCGCCAGCAGCACATCGGGCTCTGCTTCCAGCAGAACCGCTTGGTCAACCCATGCTTGATCGCAGGCCTGGATCGCTTCGCTCCTAGAGTCCTGATCGCCGAGCAGACCGTGATGGATCCGGTTCAAAGAGCCATACTCGCCGCTTGCTGGAGCGGTGCAGAATTCCGCTAGCCGACTGTGCACCCAGCGGTCTGAAACCGATGTCTTGTGAGCGACGAATTCGGAGAATGAGGGATGGTAGATCTCCGTCTCATTGGGTCGCGACAAGAGATGTCGGATCCTCGCTAGCGTCGAGACGTAAACTGCACTCTCGCCAGCGGTCAACACGGGCATAAGCGTAGCCGTCGGCACGCTCCGGCGCAAACGCGCGATGATGGCGAGCAGGTTAACAGCGTCATTGTCTGGAACGATCCTCGCCCAGATCGTGTCGTAGTAGTCCTCGATGGCACCACTGAAGGCGGGCAGCGTGCGAAGCTCATCATCGCTGGCGCCACCGTTCACTAGGTCAATCAGATAGCGTAGATACAGCGGGTGCCCTAAGGCTCGTTCGCGCAGCAGATCGATCAGAGGCAAGGTGGCTCGATCACCTTCGAGCAAGTCCCTGCAGATCTCGGCCTGAGCTTGGCCGTCAAGCGCAGGCAGCGTCAGTCTCGCTGCGCCACGCGCAATGTCACCGAGTTTGGCGGACAGTGCGTCCAGTCCGACGCCCGTGATGACGATCTTGAGCCCTGCAGGCGGAACATGGGGAAGCAAGCCAATGAAACGCTGCAGGGCATCGCCCCCCAGTCGATCAGCCTCGTTGAGGCCATCGATGAATAATACGCCTCGCTTTCCAGAGTGAAGGCATCCCGATGCAAGCTCCTCCAGCGCACGCGCCGTATGCTCGATGAGCTGCGAGTAGGACAACTCCGTCAGTCGCGCTGGGCGCCCCGTAGACCTTGCGGAGCGCAACGAGTTGAGCCAGTCGAAGAAAATCTCTGGCTGCACCTGATGTGCGGGCGTGGAGCCTTGGGCCCTGTCCGTGAATGCATAAACGCCTAGCACCTCAATCTCTTCATCGTCGGATTCGAAGGTCAAACAGTACGTCGACTTTCCTATGCCGTGTGCGCCGTCCAAAAACAGATAGCCTGATTCTCCCTTGCGGAGAATGTCCGCAAACATGTAGTCGAAATGTGGGCGCTCACCTTTCACGGGAAGATCAGCGTGCGTTGCTTCGAAGTCACTTGAAGGGATGACTCCGTGACTTTCCAGAAACCGCCTGAAACGCGCCACTCCCACTGCCCCCAGAGAGTTGTCCACGCGGATCCGAATGAATCCCTGACAGCCATCGTCGACCATGAGCGCGGCACCGGACAGCCCTTCATAGTTGGACAGGGCCGTTTTCGGATCGACGGCTAAGTCCAGGTCAATGCCGTGGACGGGGGATGCGAGCACTTGCTGCACGGTACCTTGCGCGAGGTGCCCCAGCTCAAGTTTCGCGGCAGGGTAACCGAAGGCTTGCCAGCGCATGCCCGGTCTCACCGGATGAGTAGCAAGAGGAACAGGGCGGCGGACCAGCGTTTCCGGCAATTGCAGGAGGCATACGTCGAGTTCCGCATCGGTCGCGAGCACCTTCGCCTCGAATGCCTGCAAGGCCTCGCCGATACCAAAGCAGACCTTGGCAAGCTCGCACCGCGCACCGTCCGCATCTTCGATCGTATGCAGCGCCGATAATACGTGCTCATGAGAAATCAACCATCCAGTGCCTGATTTCCCGCCCGCCAGGACTTGGCAGGATGCATCCCGGACTTCTTCCTCGATCACGTCCCTGCCCCCTCGATTTCGATCCAGTTGCTGTGTCCGATATGCACGCTAAAGGGTGCGCCGGATTTCGATGAATAATGTGCCAAACGCCTTGCAGCGGGCGTGTCGTAATTGAAGTAGATGTGGCGCCTGAAGTTTGCCGGACGATCAACGATTTCGGCAAGCACCTCGAAGTCCGGGTGACCGTGGCGCGAGCCGTCCGAAGACACTAGAAAGCACGGTGCATCGACCCGCTGCAGCAAGTCCACATTTGAATTGTGCCGGCTCCCGTGGTGCGAGACCTTGATCACGTCGAACATGAGTTGATCGGTCTCATTCACGGTCAAGCCGGCGATAATGTCGTCCGCCCACGCATCCCCTAGGAACAGCAGGCGCACCCCCTCGCCCTGCGCGACGAAGGCGATGGAGCTGCCGTTGGTCAGCGACGTGTCGGACGTGTACACGTCACTCAACTTGCGCAGGCTGCCTGCAGCAACCGCGGCGATCGACGGCGCGGCGGGGTCCACTTCCGACGCCAGTGACATCTCGTACGCGTCCTCGGCTAGATCGCTTAGTTGGCCGCTACCCTTGTAGCTGAGGCGCCGTAACTCGGACAGCCACCATCTACGCAAGGACTGGAGGCGTTCTATCGGTGGACCAATGACGCGAAGTTCCATGCCCCCAAGTAGCACCTCCGAAACGGGCTGCGACCGCACACATTGCAGGCCGTTGCCGCCGTTCCATCGGTAACCGCGCTGGGTCAAAAGTCTGGCCAGCGAGCTGCCCTGACGGGCACTGATAGGTTGTGCGGCCGGAGCGGATCCCGTTAGCGCCGGAAATCCGCGGCGCTGGATCGCCTCAAACAGGCGCTGGTCCGCATGGCTGTCCGCCGCGCCCGCGGGCGCAGGCAACGATCGTAAGCTGTTGTGCCAGACCTCATCGACCTCAATGATCTGTCGGGAGCCGGAAACGCCATTGGATGCGATGAATTCGAGCATCCCGCCGATGTGGTCAGCGTCGACATGGGTGCAAACGACCAGGCTAAGATGCTTTCCGGCATCATGCAAGGCTGACAGGTCCGGCGCTATCTCGTCGCGGAAGGTACAGGCGTACCCTGCGTCGATGAGGATGTACTTCCCGGCGATCTCGACGAGGAACGCATCGCCGTTCTTGGCGGGGTACATCTTTAGTCTCGGCATGACTGTGGTGCGTGGAATTGGGCTTTGGATGACTATACTGCAACTGCCCTGCGAGGAATCATGCGGCCGAAGGCCAAGTGAGTCCTCCACATTCGATGGATAAGAGGAGCTCATGATGAAATTCTTCACCGATAAGCAGGTCATTGGAGCGTGAGCGAAGCCGAGTCAGTCGCTACACCTAACAAGGTGCCGTGCAAGAGGGAAAATGTCGGCGAGCAGCCGTTCTTCCGATGGTGCAACCGTTTCGGCAAGGAGAACTTGGCGGACTCTAGGTGATTGAAGGATGTCGGCACGAATCGCTAGATTTTCACTCCGGCTTGGAAGCTTCCATTTGCACTACCTTCGTTAAATTCTCCCAATCCTTTGCGCTGCTCCTGCCTGATGCAATAGTGTGCGCGGATACATCTTCCTGGAGCCGGCCGAAGCCGAGGCCGGAACCCTGAGCGATTCGTTCATGCAGTGCACGCGCCGGATCCCTGGGGACCTACTGCCTAAGAAGCCCGGTTCGGCGGCGGCTTCATTCTTTGGATGTGCAACGGGACTTCTTGCGGTTCTGTCCGATCCATCACAGAGTTAATCAAGTCCTGCAGATAAACTTCCAACAGCTCAGGCTGCGTGAGCGCGGCAAATCTATCGCCATGTTCTCCCATGAACTGAAGCAGCTTTTCCTTTGAGGTGCGGACATAAGTAGATTTCAGCCGGTCATAAAGTTCAATTGAATCATTGATCGGACCCGGTCCTTGACGTATCCGCCCGAAGAAGGTCTCTGGATAGCGCTTCCAAGCAGCAAATTCCTCAGGCGAGAGCTGATTGGTGTAGATCGCTCGCCCGCCTTCGTCCCGATCAATAATTAACGCGACCTCGCCGTTTTCGTTCATCACGCACGCGTCTTCCAAGGTACCTGCCACACCATCGTCCATCTGATATCGGTGCCCGATGAGCAGACGGTTTGATGGCAGCCCAGGAATTTCCCCTTCAAATGTGGAAGGCAGGTCGATATGTTCCTGGATCGATGCCACTAGTGCCTCGATCTCAGGATTTCGTACGCGCATTTCAATCTTCTGCGGCAGCGTCAGGAACTGACCGGTCCGGTAGTCATCAATCTTGAAGCCCTCAACGGCGGCTCCAGCGTCGGGAACCTGGGTGTCAAGGTAGTGATGGTCGGGATAGTTGGTGATGAACACCACGGCGGATGGCAGGGTCGCTGCGTTGGGTTGTGCCTCGAACTTTCGCAGCATGTTGATGCCGATCGTTCGCCAGTCATGCGGTCCACCTGGAACATAGGGATAGGCCTGCGTATTCAGGTCGACGAAGATCAAACGGGCATGTGGCGTCGCCTTCTTCAGCGCATCGCTCACCAGCCCGGTAAACTTCCCAAGATGCCTGTTCGCCTGCTTCGCAGCATCCTGGTTTCGGATCTTGCACTCGACGCCAAAGGCTTTTCCGGTGCGCGGATAGGTGGCGGTGTATTCCACATGCTTGGTTCGGCGATCGGTCTCATCTTCCCATTCCAGCTCGAACCCGGCTCTCAGCAGCATGGCTGCAACACGGATCTCATAACGCACCCCGATGAACTGATCTTGGCACTTCAAACGACCAATCATTGATTTCCGCAGCTGAGGGGTGCGCGTTTGATCATTGTTGTGTTCCAGGGTGTAGAGGTCATACGCCAGCGTCAGAAATGCGCTGATCGCGCCGCTCATCAGCGTCTTGTGTATCTCGCCTGGTGCCGGGTTGGCGGCTTTGGATGCCAGCAGGAACTTTTCGTGCCACTGAATGACTGGATGACGTTCGCAGTGCCCCAGCTGCGTCTGGGCCTCGAACCAGTCGCGCCCCAGAACATCTAGGATGTAGCTATAAAGGAAGTCATGAAAGGTTGGCCATGCTCCATGAAATAGACGATGGCCCACAGCGACGATCCGTTTACCGGCTGTCTGGGTGGCGATGATTGGACGACCTAGGCCCTGCTGTCGCTGCTGCTGTATCCGATTGATGTCAGCTTTGCGCTTGGCTTCCTCGGCACCTCGCGAGATCATCTCTTCGTGGTTGACATTGGTGCCGCCGTGGCAGCGCTTGAACTTCTTGCCGCTTCCACACGGGCAGAGTTCATTCCTGCCTGGCTTAATTCCTCCCATATGTGGTTCCTTTTCCGTTCTTCCTTGGGCCGGCCTACTTCATCGGCTCAGTCACTTCTATTAATGCTCGTGCAGAGGTGGCAGCAAGCGCTTGGATGCGGCCTCACCACCACTTTGC